TTTCAGCAATGTATTCTTCTCAAAACTTGATACCAGCAAGATTATGTTCAAATTCCTGCATAGTCGCTGCTATCGAGCGGAGAAACATAGTGCTTCCCGCTTCTGCCTTTTGCTCAGTAGGTGTCTTAAACCGAAACGCCGTATCCTTTCTTATCTGATACCAACGGTGACTTGTAGGCTCATAGCCTTTGCCAACCGCTGATTCAACGTGCTGCCGCTGCGCTTCCGGGCTCAGATTAGCACTGACAAAAAACGTATCGTAACGCGGCTCATCGCCTGTCTTCGAATCCTTACGAATCCACATAGTAAGAACAGGGTTCTCGTCGTTGCCAACGCCGGGCACAAAATCAGACAAGATCTGCTCTTCGTAGCCATTACGTGTAGAAATAAGATTCTTGCCGGATTGTCCGTACTTATACCCCTGTGTGTACGGGTAATGCTTATCTGATAGCCACGCAAACAACTCTTCGTTCTTAGCTTTACTAAGCTCTTGCGGTATTAGCCCGTAAGCACGAGCCTCTTCAATCGTCTCATTGAACACATCAATAAGCTTTTTAATACGCCAATCGCTTGGTACTTGCGTAGAATCTTTAAGATAAGCAAGCCCTTGCTCCTGCAACTGCTCAGCAAAACTAAGCTGCTCGTCCTGGGCAATGCTATTGGCGATATCGTCTACGTAACGAACACGCGTAGACTTATTGAACATATTGTCTTGCACACCTAACGGCAGCATAAAGTTGTCGATTAGGTTAATAGCAAGTCGGCCAAGCGCAGGATTATCGACAGCAAGCTTGTGCAGCCTATCGGTCAGTTTGCCGCGTCGTTCAGCCGGCAGGAGTTTGTTAGGAATAAACCCAAGCAGCATCTTGCCTAACGCATCAATATGCTTGTAGGCCACTCCACGTTGCCGCAGCGAATCCAGTGCACCTACGATGTCAACCGCAGAAGCCGCAGCAGTCAGTGCCCGCTGCGACTGCGTAGCTCCAAGCGGCTGGTCCGCTGCAGCGCGCGCGCGAGCAGCATCTTGGCGCTTGCGGCGTAGCTCACGAGCTGCCTCGCGCTGTTGTTCGCGAAGCTCTTGCTCGATGGTGTCGCCGGCCTCAGAGTAGAGCGGCGCGACACCGAGCTTACCGGTTCGGAATGCTTGCTTCCCGCTCTTAGTAGCGTCGGACCCAAGCGCTGCAGTCTGAATATCCGTCATCAACGCTTCGTACGCCGACAAGAAGCCGGCGAATTGCGTATTAGTCGTAGTGTTTTCTATACCGAAAATAGCACGAACGATATTAGTAAAACCAGTATAGAGCGTCTTTGCCGCAGACTTGAGCCCAGCAACGACGCTATCGACTAGCCCGCTAGTCGTCTTGCTCATCGTTCCGCGCTTCATAGCGCTGATGGTAGGCTGATGCGTAAGTGCATGCGACACAAGCTCTGCTGCCATTCGCGCAATGTTTTTCTTGTCAGCGTCTTCTACGTGCGCCGTCTCCATTACTTCCAAGAAATTCTTAGGTAGAGCGGCCTTATAAGCTTCGTTACCTCTTGTGTTAACGAAAGCCCACAGATCGCGGGCTAAGCCGTCAAGCGCTTGTACAGACTTAGCTTTCGGGTTGTTAGCTATAAACGCTGCCGTCGCTGCGTGCAGCGCTTCGTGCAGCACATCAGACAATCTCACGTGCGGCCCATAAACGTTTATGGTGTTAGTTACTGGGTCGTACGAAGCCGTTGACAACTTATTCTTTTGCGCACTAGCCTGCATAGGATAATACGCAAGCTTCGTGTGGTATAGTCCACCGCCCTTATTGAGCAGATTAAGCACAGACTGCGCAATAGTGAGCGTAAGCGGGCTACGCTCCTTCGCCGCTATATGGTGTAGAACAAACGACAGCGCAGCGCGCTGCGCGATATCAGCGTTACGCGACGCTTCTGATACAAACTCTTCGGTATCAGCAGCAGCAATAGCCTGCTTAAGAATAGTTTGTTTGCGGTCTTTCCCAGGCGTACCGTCTTTATTTTCTTTCGGCGCAGGAAGTGTACCACCAGTTGCGATACGACCAAATTGCGTTTCTGCTGTAGGTACACCTTGATCTTCTAACGAACCTTTTTCGAAGCTATAGTTTTTCTTAGCGTCTTCTGGACGCCAGATTGTCGTTGCAACGTTTTCGGGGTTAAGCGACTTATTCTTATAGGCCGCGTAATACTGGCTAAACAGCGATGCAATAGACGATTGGTATACGCTGTTAGACGTTGCGCGAAGTTTGCTAAGGCTTTGCGCGTTGTCCACATCCTCAACGCCGTTGCGAACAGCTTTATCAAACACGCTAAACTGCTCTTTTAGCGTATTAAGCAGCGTAGTATAGCGCCGAGCTAGCTCATTAAGAACAGGCTGCGCCGTTTCTGCCTTCGTCAAGCTAGTCTTACGCTTGAGATTTCCAGCATCATCAACAATAAGATCTTCGCTAAGACTAAACTTATGACGAATATCGTCAAGCTCAGAAATAGACTGCGATATCGTATTGTACGCTTGCTTAGCAGGTTGAAGCTCTGGCACAACCTGATATGTTGGATCGTCTATTACTTTAGACAACTCATTTACGTAGCCGTCCTGCTCAAGTTCAGTGACTCGCTTAGCAGCCTTTTCGACCTCTAACGAGTCCACCTTTCGCGAACGGGATGTAGTCTTTGCCGCTGTTGCCGGCGGGTTTGCGTCCTCGGCGCTTACTTGAGAGGACGGCGGACTTAACGGCGGCGTCTCGGCCACCGGCTGTCCCTGCTCGATTACCGGAGTCGCTTCCTGCGACTCCGGTTGCGGAGGGTTTGTTGGTGTGTTTAACCTCGCAATCTCATCGCGTGCTTTGTTCAGTAAAGCTTGTGTTGCTTTCTTGCTAGCAGTCGGTCGCCCTTTTGCTGGGAACGATGCAAGTAGCTCGTTCGCCATTCCAGTAACACTCTGCCAGTCATCTACTGTTTGCGCTGTACTAGCCGCTTGTTGAGCAGTCTCCAATGTCACGGGCCCAGGCGCCGCAGCTGGTGCCCCCGCTGCAGCGGGGGGCACTTCAGGAGCGACAGGAGCCGCTTCAGGAGCGACAGGAGCCGCTTCAGGAGCGACAGGAGCCGCCGCTGCGCGGGCTTTCCACTTCCTCGCCTTAATCAGCGTCTTAAGCTCTCCAGGCGCAAACTGCCGCGAGCCTAGCGGGTTGCCGTCTTTATCAAACAGCGCGACCGTCTGCGGGCCTTTTTCATTAGCTATCGACCCCGGCGCTTTCTCAAACATCCTGGCAGCGTCGAGTGTCTTTACGTCAGCCGCAGCGTCGGGTACTGCACTGGCGGGGGCGGCATCAGTACCGGTGGCGGCGGGGGCCACAGCAGCGGGGGCGGCGGCAGGGGCAGCGGGCTGGTCTGCAGCAGGAGGAGCAACGGTAGTGTCTGTAGCATTAGCTGGCCCTCGCGATGTCAGTGCGATGTACTCTGCTTGGTCGCGGTACAGCTGTGACGTTAGTGTGTCAAGTGCAGCGCGATATCGCTGTGCGCCGTCAGGCAGCGCTGCCCACACAGGGTAATTTTGTTCAAGACTCTGCCTAAGCTGCGCAATACTATTTTTGGCATTGCTAATGTTTTCTTGCAGCTGGTAAATACGGTCGTTACCAGGAATAAACCCAGGTTGTTCCATACCAGGAACATCGACAGGCTGATTCATCTGCCCATCGTTAAGCATCATGCGATTAATTTGCTCTTGACGCTGCTGGGCGTACGGATCAACCGGGTAGCCCGTCGCGGGCGTCGGCGGTGTAGTTAGAATCGCAGCAGTAGGAGCTGGTGGGCCGGTGAACCCCGCAGGCGGCGGAGACAGGGGCGCCGGCTGAAACGGGGCCATCGCACCGCCCATAAGCGCACCGGGCACTGCGCCAACCATTCCCTCGGCAAGCATCTGGTTGATGTTCAGCGTACCTTCGTTGACCATCTGCGGCCACGCTGCTTCTTGGCCAGACTGAATGAACTCTTCGCCGCTCTCACGAACCGCCGACGACAGCATGCGCTGCAGAAGTGGCCCCTTGCTTTGCTGTAGCCCCTGCTCTGCCAGTGCGCGGCGCCCAAGCACAGCGAGAACGTCAACATCAGGGAACCGTGCGGCCATACCACCGCCGATAGCCCCAGTAATCGCACCAGCAGGGATCGCAGCAAGCCGCTCAAGCGAATACTCATCTTGCGGGCCGAATTGCCCAGCCATAGCACCAGTAGTATAAGCACCCTCAAGTAGCCCCGCCTTCATCGGTGTAGTCAACCCGCCGAAGGCTTGCGGTGCGACTCTACCTGCAATACCACCAAGCAACCGCATGCCGCCAAGTGAACCAATAGCGTTGGCGGCAAGATCAACCATGTTAGAAGGCGCTAGCGCTTCACCACCCGCGTCCAGCCATCGGCCTTCTTGCATAGCCTTGTGCATCGCAGCCATATTCGCCTGCGCCTGCGGCGACATCGTGCCTGCGATAGCAGTGCTTTGCTCATCCAACCAGCGCGCTGCGGGGTCGGCGATCTCGTTCAAACCCGGCACGAGCTGCCCAAGACCAACGAGCCCTCGGGGTACACCGAGCGCGCCGCGCACTGCACTCTTCGCAGTATCGCCGACCACATCACCGAACGAGCGGTCTTGTGGGGCCGGCGGAGTCATCGGAATCGCAGCAGTCAGCGGCGGGCTCGCAGCGGCCTGAGCTTCTGCGCGTTTCGAGGCTTCTATGCGCGCGAAGATATCCCTAATCAGCGGGTCTTGGTTGGGATCGTAGGCCATCACATACCCCCGCGCGCCTGCTCGATCATCTTGTTGAGCTTGCTAGTTCCGTGAAACTGCACTGCCTCAACGGGGAACACAAACTCACCACTCGATAGCGCGGCGGGCTGGGTACCGTCTACTACAGCTGGAATGCTATCCGACTTCGGCCCACCGGGGCCAAGTACCTGACGCCCGCCTACGGGAATTGCTCCGCCACTCGCGTAGCCGCGAGCGCCTTGCGCGGCACCGAGCGCGTCCTCAAGCGCGGCCCGGCGCCCCTGGAGCGCTTGCACGGCCTGCCCCGCCATACCATTGCCAAGCAGCGCAGCGCCCTGCCCCATCTGCTGCTGCGGCGTCTGGGGCGCGGGTGCGGCCGGTGCGGGCGTGTCGAGCGGGCCAACCGTAGGCCACAAGCTCTTCATCCACCCAACTACGCCGCCATCAGCGAACCCATACTGACCACCGGTTGTCGGCATCGTCTGCATCTGCTGCCGCGCGGAAGAAAGCAGATTGATAAACTTGCCAAAAGGCACAGGCTGCAGGCCGTTCATAGATGCAGCATGCACATACTGTCCATACTCGCGCACGAACGGATCGAGCGATTGCATCGCAGGCGGTTGGCCAAAAGTGCCCATAGGATTCTGGTCAGGTGGCGCGATAACTTCGCCGCCCTCGGCCATACCATAAACTTCCTTAAGGATCGCAGCGCGTGCAGTAGGCTCAAGTCCACGAAGATACTGCGAACCGGCGTCAGACTGGAAAAAATCAGAACGTAGTTTCTGCTGGGCAAACTTTGTCGCGATAGGCCGCTGATTGCGCTCATCTTCGTACTTAGACCAATCTAACGCGCCTTTGCGTCCTTCTGCCTCAGAATACGCCTTCGTACGTGCCATATCAGGCTCGTTGGCAAGTGCCTGCCTATCAAGCATAGTCTGATTCTGCATCATCTGCTGCAGCATCAAACCGGCCATTTTGCGGTCACGGCCAAAAGCGCTGTCATCATTAAACGTAGTCCAAAGCTTCGACATCTGGTCATCGTCGCCGCCGTACATCTTGCCGCCGAACGTCTGACCCTTACTAGCGTAGTAGCGGCCAACAGCGTCCCAATCTCCGCGCGCTGCAGCGGCTTGGAGCGCACCGGAAAGCGCTTGCTCGCCTTTGGGGTTCATCATGGACCCGAGCATGCCGCCGACTGTCTCAGACGGCACAACGTTAGCGTCTCTGATCTCGGGGCGGTCGTAGCCAGCTCGACTTAATCCAGCCTTGCTAAAAACAGGTTCATTATTATCGCCAAAACCATCAACCGCTTTACTCCATCGTGCGTCACCAGCTGTGCGCTCAGTCTGTTTGCCGCCCATAGGAATCGCAGCAGCCGGCGCAGCAGCCGGTGCAGGCGCGGGTGGGTTAGTGGCAGTAGTGCGCGCGCCGTACATGCCGGCGTCTTTAGGAACTTCCCAGCCAGGAATAGCCTGTGTTTTCTTTACACCAGCGCGTCCATCACGTTTAGGATCGTAGCCGCTCATTTCGCAATCCTCATCGGCACCACGTTGGCATCTGGGCCAACGCGCTGTGAATAAACTTCGCGCTTCAAATCTCTGACAGTGAGATTAAACTGGCTAGAGAGTGATTCTGATGAAGCCACGTTAAGCCCATCTACATCGTTATGTAGTAAACACAACGAAGCCGCGTAGTATGTCAACGCAGTGTGAGTAGATTCAGGAACAACAGGGTCGTCGTTAGCGCCAAACGCTTCGGCCGGTTTAACTGCGCAAACCAAGCGTACTGTATAAACAGCATCAGGCGTAGGATTGAACGAAATCTTGTGCGGGCCCCCAGTCATAGTAAACTGCTTCGGCACTGACTGATGCGCGCCGAAAAAGTTATTTAGCGGATGCAAGAACCCACGAACAAGGGGATCAGTTTCGCCGTCTATTTTCGCAGCGACTACGCTTAGAACAGTGTCAGGAAGCGTATAAGACCGCGTACCTGCCGCAGTTGTAACAGTGTATGTAGCTTCGTCAAGCAAACAGTGCGTGCGCTCAGCAAGTATACGCTGCGCGTCATTTAGATACTGAAGAATAACTGTATCGCTGAACAAGTAGGGGAGCTTAGTGTCTCGCAGCAATTCACGAGTGAACGATAGCAACTCACTTCCAGTCACGATGCGTCTCCATTCGGCCGCGCTTTGACAACGACCGGCGTCGCTGTCGCCTTCAGTTTAGCAGTTTGCGGCGCAGGCGGAAGCGTTGGGTTCTGTTCGAACACTTCCATGTCCTCTCTGCGCGAGAGTAGTTCTGTGTAAACAAAAATATCGCCGGTAGGCTTATGTCGTAACATCATCATAAGCAGCTCCAACAAAAAATGGCGCAGGGCTGTGAAGCCCTGCGCCAAACGTCACTCACGGAGGATTACTGAATAACGCAAAGCGCCGAAACCACAACCTTCAACGTGTCGAACGCCTTAGTCGCAGGCACCTCGATGTCGATAGTGTCAGCCGTTGCGTAGTACTTGCCAGTAGCAAGCGCGCCACCGCCTACACCATTGTTGCCGGCAGTCGCCACATCAGCCGCAGCAACGTACCCATCCGGGTCCGCGCCGTCGCCAACGTTAAGCGTCTGAGTCGCATCAGCGGTAAGCACTCGGTAGAACACCTTCATCACGTAGGTGCCAGCCGGAATGTTAAGCACCTCAGCAACGTCCGCTGCAGCGAGATTACGCTTGGACGCGTCAAACACGTTGGTCAGCATAGTGACAATCGGCGAACCAGCGTAATTACCGCCAGAAGTAGCGGCAATGGTCTTGCCATCGGTCGAATAGGTCGTAAAAGTAGCCATGTCATGTCCTCTTGGTTAGCTGCGGGGGCTAGCCCCCGCAGCGAGCGCATTACTTGTAGATGTAACCACCGACCAGCGAATCGCCGTCGATAACCTTGTAGCCGTAGACCTGAAGGCCACGCATGATGTTACCGAAGGTAGATTCAGCACGCAGCGTCTCAGTCTTGGTCAGCTGCGAGGCGAACGTAAGGCCCTGCTTGATGCCGGCATAGATGTAGTAGCAATCATGCGCGGTATCAGTCACGTGCGGCAGGTTATTGCTCTGGTAGATCGTAAAGCGGTCGATCATACCAACGCGGCCGTTACGCAGCGGCGAGGAACCATCGTTGGTCAGCGACGCATCCTTGATGTCCGACAGCTTGAGCAGCGTAGTCGCCCAGTACGGCAGGATGAGGAAGCGGCCCGTCTCAGGACGGTTCTGTTCGTCAAGCGCCTGCCCCATCCGAAGAATGAACTCCAGAATGGTCGAAGACGACACCTGGACCGGCGAACCAGTAGTACCAAGGTTCAACGACGCAGAAATCGCACCCGCAGACCCGCCCTTGTTCTTGGCGCCGATGTCAGGGTAGAGGGTACCCAGAACTTCGGTGTCAATGGCGATCTTCATCTGCTCAGCAGCGTCCGATGCCCACATATTCATCAGACCGATGTCGGACTGCACATCCTGAACGTCGTCAACAATCGCGGACCAGTACTTACCCTTGTCGATCAGCAGCTCAACCAGCGAGCTAGTCGGGCGCTGGTTGACCAGCGTATCGCCCGACTTGTAGTCGTTGATGGAAAGGGTCGGGACTGTGCGAATCTTGACCTTATCGCCCTGATTCCGGATCTCGCCCTCATACATAGTGTTCGAAATCGCGGTAAGAACGGTCGAGGTATAAAACTTCTCGATCAGCTTCTTAGACCAGATCTCGGGGATAAAAGTACCGGAATAGCTAACGGTACCAGCAGCAACAGGATAGGCCATGTTAGACTCCTAAAAATGGTTAAGCAGCAATACGATTTTCTCGCTGCGCCTTGAAAACATCACGCTCAAGCTCGTCAAACTCTTTCTGGCTAAGCTTACCAGCCATCTTGTCGTCATAGAGCTTTGCAATGTCAGCGCGAGTCCAAACACGCCCAGTATTGGCATTGTCCACACGCGTAGCAGGAGCCTTAGATTTGCCGGGTGCAACAAACCGCGCAGGATCAGGCGCGGGCGCTGCAGCGGGCGGAGGCGTCGTCTCTTCCTTGTACTTCACGAAGAACTCAGCCGCCGTCTCTACGTCCAGCTCAGTGGCCGCTTTACGTAGAAGATTCAACCGCGACTCCTTAGTAAAGGGAGCCGGCTTACCAAGCCATTCGATGAACGCAGGATCGGTGTTTAGAGTTTCCCAATCAGCGACCTTGCTCGTCATCGCGTCCTTAAACCGTGCTTCTGCGCTCTTGACTGATGTCTGAGCAACGCCCAAAAGCTCTCGGCGAATTTCAGCAAGCTGGCTCTCCAAACTAGCAACCGATGCTTTCACAACCTCAGACGCTTTCCGGCCAATCAAGTCGATAAGGTCGGTGCCGTACTCAGTTATGTCAGCTTGGGTAATAAGCTGGTTTGGTTTCTGCTCAGTAGGTTCTTGCTTAGCGGACGACAGTTGCGCGAGCAACACGCGAAGAGAAGAAATCTCTTCATCCTTCTTGTCGATCATACCCTGCAGAACGCGCCATCGCTGATCTGCAGATTCGGCTTGCTTCTTAAGCTCTGCTAGCTGTGCACTAATGTCAGGCTGGACGGGTTGAGCTTCAACGCCTTTATCACTCGCCAAAACATCAGGCGGTTGCGCGATAGCTTCCGTACTCGCGGGCGGCTGATCTTCAACAACGGGCGTATCACCCTGCGGCTGATTCAGCGCTGCGATCATACTGTCTGCTTCTTCGCCAAGCTTTGCGGGGTCAAACATTCGGCTATTCCTCTAGGATGCCTAATTAGAATTCACGGCTTTCTGCATGGTATCAAGGATCTGCTGGATCTCCTGCATACGCCCCTGAACCCAACGAACTTTGGTAGGGTCGTCAACTTGCTGGATTTGATCGCAGTATTCCGTGTACCTCTGCTGGAGCCACGAGACGAAGGAAGGTTCCATCCGCATAACGCGGGCTAGGGCCTCCACGGTCATTCTGTCCAATGTCATGGGTAGTAAAGTTAATAGACGTAAAAGGATCTGTCAAGGGCTCGACGCATTTCGCATCTTGTTGGGACTAAAGTTGTCAGTCACCGCTGCGCCGTTCTGTAGTTGCTCGCCATTAGGCCCCGGCGCTTGCGGCTGTCCAGGCTGCTGCATAGGCTGCGCCATCATCATGTTCTTCGGCGGCACTACACGATTGATGTCCATTTCAAGACCTTTCGCTACTTCACGAAGAATCTCAGCGCGTCCCTCAAGACCGACAATCTGCGAATCCAGTGGATTAGCTGTTGCGGTTAAGAACTCATTGCGGCGAAGTTGCAGTGTCTCAAGTTGCATAAGCGAAACAGCCCCGCGAGCCATAACCTGCGCGTCTGCTTTAGCGAGTTGTGGATCGCCAAACATCATGTTATAACTATATAGTTGCTCAAGCAGCGGCCTAATAACATTTAGATCAATCGTCGAAACAACGCCTTTTAGCCCCTTATTAGCAGCATTGAATAGCATAGACAAACCAGAAGCGGTGCGACCAGCACCACCAACACGGTCGTTGCCAGACATATACCGTGGAATAAGGCTCCAATCATCAGCGAACTGATAGAACTTTTCGATGACTGTAAGCAGCTCATTAGCATTCATATTCGGCTGAAAGAAGTTGACGATAGGCCCAGAGCTACCGCCAAATCCATTACGCTGCACCTGCCAGATCTTCCACGGGCGCAATGTTTCGATGGTTTCTCCAGGCGGTAGATTATCAACGTCAACCTCTACTTGCGGGCCGCTAGCGATGCTCATGTTGTTGACCAGCGCGCGTACAGCAGCGTTCACAACACCTTGCACGTCAGCAAGGTTATCGCCAAGTCCAGCGCCCCAGTAAGAACCAGGAAGCTCTTCCCAGCTAGCTTTGTGGAACGGCCTGCGCTTGAGTGGGTCGTAATTAAGCTGCGCCTTGATTACCCAGCGACCAACTAGCCAAACGCAAGCTTCGTAGCTCTTGTCAACATCATCAAGCTCTTTTTCTTCTAGCCCCCAATCCATTAGATCGCGGCCAGTAACGGGACCATGAAACTCAAGAACGTCGATGTGCTTTAGCGGGCTTTCAACAACAGACGTTTCTTTAAGCTCAATATCATCCTCAGCAAAACCAAGCCAATTGGTGAGCCCGCCTCGCCCGTACTCTTCGATAACTGCGCGAATCGCGTTCTCGTCAAACCCCTCAACACCGATGAGATCGTGGAGGTCGCCTTGCGTAAATCGCTGCCGATGAATGAAGTAGCCGTCTTGCGGCGAGGTAGCCCCAGGAGAAGGATACGCATCGAACGGGCTTACTCGTTCGAACTCAGGAGCAACAGACGCTTCAACAACAGGCGTCCACTGCGCGCCTTGTTGGCGCCATACCAGCTTAGTCTTCTGGCGCAGAATCGGCCCCTTGATGTGCGCGGCGGGGAACGTTGTGAGGTCGATCAAGAACTGCCCAAGCGCCGTCTCAAATCCACCCTCAACTAGCTGGTCGTGGATGTACCGCTCCATCTGCTCGACAGCCTGCCGCGCTTCATCGCGCATGCGTTCGTTAACAGCCTCTTCTAGCTCGGCAAGTCGCGACTGAACCATGCTAGGGGGAGGAGTAGAACCAAGCAGCGCGACAGTCTGCGCAAGCTCAGTAGAAAGCATCTGCCGAACGCGAATACGCTCCTCTTCTGGAACGTTAGGCGACGGGGTAGGTTTTAGCGACCATGGTTTCTCAGTTTGCCCGAGATATACATCACGAAGCCACGCTTCGGCGATACGCGATTTATTAGCAACGACGCGAGCGTATTCTTCAGAACCACCGAACTCCTTTATCTCAGCTAACTTCTGCGTGTTGTATTTACCAAGCCTAGCAAGCTGCGCTTCGATTAGCCGGTTAATAACTGGTTGCTTAGTAGCTCTAGCAGACTCCCAACACTTAGTAACATAACCAGCAAGCCCCTGCAGTACAGGGGCATTATTAGTTATTGCGGCTTCTTGGATAGCAGCCTCGCGCTCTTCCTGCGCATTCAATTGGTCGTTAGTAACGACGCGCAGTAGTCCGTCTTGAGCGATTGCCATTCGTTAGTCCTCAAACGCCTGAGTGCTGACACCCACGATGCTTGTGAGCGAGTTTAGCGCAGCAGAAGCCGCCTTTCCATACGAGTCGGCTGCGCCGATAGCTGCGCGAACCTTCGATTCGACAGATTGCGCCCACGCTTGCAGATTCGTCGCTCCGTCGCGGCCTTTCTGCTCTAGCAGAGCAGCCCAGGCGCGCATCTTCACATCTTCATAAGCAACGCGCGCTCGCAAGACATCAGAATCCGCTGCGATTGCTTTAGTCTGCGCGTCAAGATTAGCTAGCTTAATTTTGATGTCTTGGTCAATTTCCGCCATCCAGGCTTTGAGCGACATCTCTTTTTCGTTGATCTTAGCGTTAAACACAGTTGCATCGACGTTCTTAGCTTTAACCTGAGCATCGAGGTTATTCGCTTGATCTTTGCCGCGCTGCTCAAGGTTCGTAGCCCACGCCTTCATAGAAAGCTCGCTATTCGAAACTTCGGCGCGATACATATCAGCGTCAGCTGCGATGACTTTCGTCTGCGCGTCGATGTTTGCCTTACCAGCGTCGATCAACGTAGTCATTTGCGTCGCCCACGCTTTAAGCGACATTTCGTCTTGGCCTTGGCGAGCTTTATAAAGATCGGCAGCAGCGCTAATCATACGCGCTTGCGTCTCCGCGTTGATGTTGCCGTCTTTGCTCTTTTGCTCCATCAACGTAGCCCAGGCTTTCATTAGCATGTCGTCGCGGACAAGCCGAGCTTTGTAGAAATCTGCGGTGGCTGAAATCAGTTTAGCTTGCGCGTTTGTGCTGAAATCAGCGAGCTTGGTCGCTGTTTCTGGCCCTAGCATCATAGTTTTTAGGTACCCACTTGCCGCCTCCAACGCAGCCATCCGCGTCTTGGTCGCTAGCTCTACAGCAAACTTCACATTGTCAATCTCGATTTTCATGCGCTCGATGGCGAGGTCACGCGACGCCTCGGCGCTCTTGCGCAACCCCTCAACGCTGATGTTCTCCAGCTTCGCAACCAGGGCGCCCGGAGGTAGGGAAAACCCGCGCGATGAGAATTCGGCAAACGCCGCATTTTGCGCTTGCAGTGTCTCACGTGCGATGTTGTCGCGATGGCGCTGCCAAATCAGATTCTCGACTTCGGCAGTAATCCCAGTGCCGCCGTTAACGATGGTGTTCTCAAGCCACGATAGAGCTTCATCCATCGCGTCATTGGCGAGCGGATAATACGTGCTAAAAAACTCTTGCAGCAGATTAACGAGGTACGTAGTTAAATTCTGCTTTTCAGATTCATACCGCCAAAACGGATCCGTCTCCGCTGCAGTGCTGGGAAAATAGATTGGGGGCTCCTCAGCAGTAGGTAGCCAATCGGCGTAATTCTGGTAGAAATACTTGATCGAATCGTCAGCAGCCTCAGCTATTCCAGGCTCTAGCGCAGTAGAACCAGACCACGGAGTTTCATTGATGTCGATAAGGTCGATCTTATCAGACGAATCCGGACGAGTAAGTGTATTAGACCACGCAGTATACTGCGTATTAATATAACTAAGTTGCGCAGACGTGTCTGGATAACTAATTGCGTAGTTATTCCAGTCAGCATACTGCTCTTCGTTAATTAGATCTAAGCTGCCGAAATACTCAGATTCTTGAATCGCAGTACGGAATTCGTTATAGCTCTGGTTAAACCAAGAGTACGTATCCGCAGCCTGCATTGCACGTTGCGCAGCTTCATCAGCGTTAGCAACGTTGTCTTGCGCAGTCTGAATAGCGTTGTCGATAATCTCTAGGTTTTTGTCAAGAATTTCAGACGCCATTAGTAGACTCTCCTAGAGCTAATCAGCGGATAAAATTCCACCGACTCAAGTTCAAAATCTAGCCCGTCTTGGTTCAGCAACGTAAACCGCCAGTGCGATCCAACGAGCCCGTGTCCGAGATCAATACGCTGGTTGGCCATGTTCGTAGAAGCGTTGTTCGCCTCATAGACCCACGTCTGCCCATCGACTTCAGCTTTCAGTAGCATCTTCCCGGCTGACGTTACGCCTAAGTATACACTAGGAAAATACTTGCGTTGCGGCGTCGTGAACCGGCTAGTGGCAAGATCGACAAGCGCGGCGATGTCCTGCCCCGCATCGTCGTCGCCCTCTAGCAGATAGATGCCGTCCTCCGCTGCAGCGAAATACTGCCCTTCGTGCTGCGCGTACGAATTAAATCCATAGTGGCTGTATTGCACAGACGCCTTAGTATCAACGTCAATAACC